ATGGATGGCAAACCCTCAGCCAACCCATCGAGCCCATGACACTTGACCTCGCAGCCTGATCAGGTGCAAATCAAACCACTCGGAGATCGCCGCCAGAGAATTTCCACCACATTCGAGACACAACCCTGGTCGGTGCCTTTCGTTCGGCCGAGAGCGCGTTGCGCGATTTCGTGAAGACGGGAAAGGTCGACTTCAAAGGGCTGATTGCCTCCATCCTTGAGGATCTGGCGGTCCTGCAATTCCGCAATGCAGTGTTGGGGCCGATCGCCAATGCGCTGTCTGGTGCTTTTGGGGGCTTTGGGCGCACCCCCGGCACGGCAGGCGTCAACCCGATGATCAATGCCAGCATTTGGCATGCAGGTGGCATGGTGGGGGCTGGTGCACCATTGCGCGCGGTGCCCGCGCTGGCCTTCGCAAGCGCACCGCGCATGCATTCTGGCGGCATGGTGGGTCTGCGCCCGGACGAGGTCCCCGCTATTCTGCAGCGCGGCGAGCGGGTGCTGAACCGGCGCGAGGCGGCGCAATACGGGGCAAGCGCCGGGGGCATGTCACGTGTCCGCATCGAACTTGGCGAAGGCCTCATAGGTCGCATCATGGAACAGGCCGGCGCGCAATCGGTCGAGATCGTCCAAGGCAGTCTGCAACACTATGACCGGCTGGTCGCGCCGCGCACTGTGGCGCGTGTCAGCCAGGATCCGAGGCGGAGTGGATAATGGTGCTGGCATACCCTCTGTCACATGCCCAGTTCCTTGGGGCCCTGCGCGTCGAAGAGGTGACGTTTCGGCTGTCGCATCCGCAGGAACATATTCGTCTTGGCGATGGCACCGTGATCAGCGCCAGCCTTGGGGCCTCGCTCTGGACCGGCACGATCCGGCTGGCGCAGGCCAACCACCCGCGCCATGCGCAAATGGAGGCGCTGATCGCGCTGATGGATCAGCCGGGCGCGACGTTCCTGTGCAACGATCCGCGCCAGATCGGACCGGCCAATGATCCGACCGGGACAATCTTGGGCAGCCGTACCGTCACGATCCATTCGGTGGCCAGCAATTTGCGCGAGATGCGGCTGACCGGGCTGCCCGCCAGCTACGTATTCACCTCCGGAGACATGCTGGGGTTTCAGTATGGGTCAAACCCCGTGCGATACGCGCTGCATCGCATTGTGGTTGGCGGCACAGCCTCAAGCGGCGGGCTGACATCTCTCATGGAAGTCGTCCCCACCCTGCGGCCGGGAACAGTAGCAGGGCTGACGGTGTCCCTGATCCGGCCAGCCTGCAAGGCGCGGCTGCTGCCAGAACCCACCTATGGCGCGGGCCGCCAGGCGCTCAGCCGCGGCGCCAGTTTCGATTTCATCCAGACGCTGCGGTGAGCTGCTTATTGCTGCTCAGCCGGACGAAAGGACAACTTGTAACCCAGCGCACCTGCCACTTGGGAAAGTGTGCTGAGGGTTGGGTTGCCACCCTGCCGGAAGGATTTGTACATGACCTCACGGCTGACATTTGCAGAAGCAGCGATTTCGCTCATACCGCGGGCTCGGGCAATATCGCCGATCGCTGCTACAATCAGGTCAGGGTCGCCATCCTCAAAGGCGGCCTCGAGATAGGCTTCCTGCGCCTCCGGCGTGGAAAGCCGCTCAACCGGATCCCATGGACGTGTCTCAAGTGCCATCATCAGCCTCCTTGGCCAGTTGTTTCGCGCGGGCGATATCATCGCTCTGCCGCTTCTTGTCACCACCACAGAGCAAGATCACAACGCGCTCACCGCAGCGCGTAAAATAAAGCCGATACCCTGGACCATAATCGATCCGCAGCTCGCTCACACCATCACCGAGGGACTTTACGTCCCCCAAGTGTCCAAGAGACAGCCGCCGCAACCTTACTTCAATGCGGGCGATGGCCCTGATGTCCTTCAGACCGTCGAGCCACTCCCCAAATACCACGGTCTGCCGTATCTCAAACATCTGTGTAATTTAATACACAAACCCTGATCTGTCAAACGCAACGACGGGACTATCCATGCGCATCCTAGACCCGACCTCCGCGGCCTACTTGGCCGCCCGCACCGGCGTGGCCAGCCGCCACATGGTGCATGTCATCGCCCGCAATCGCGACACCGGCTCACAGGAGGCCCTCGGCCTCTGGCAGGGCGACGACCATCTGACCATCGCGATCAGCGGGACCAACCGCACCTATTACGGCGCGGGCGGGTTGATCGGGGTCGAACCCGTCCGCGCCGGCATCGGCCTCGAGGTCCGTATGCTTCAGCTGGCGCTGAGCCCACTCACGCCAGAGGTGGCCCAGCTTCTGCGCGGCTATGATGCGCGCCTGGCCCCGGCTGAAGTCCATCGCGGGTTGCTCTCGCTCGAGACCGGCCAGCTCATTGCCGAACCGATCCGCGTCTTCCGCGGTTGGGTCGACGAGGTGAAGATCCGGACGGGCGAAGTCGGCGGCACCGGCGAGGCCACCGTCACGCTGGCGAGCGCCGCGCGTGGTCTGACACGCCCCCTGACGCTCACCCGCTCCGACGCCGAGATGCGCCGCCGCAACCTGAGCGACCCGTTTCGCCAGTACACCGATATCGCAGGCGAGGTCGGCGTCTGGTGGGGCGAGAAGCGGGAGCGCGCCTGATGGACCGGCTTTCCATGCTCATCGCTTATGCCGCCGAGGCTGGTCAGCGCCCCTTCCGCCCGGGCCGCCATGACTGCGCGCTCTTTGCGGCCGGCTGGGTCAAGATTGCCACTGGGCAGGACTTCGCCCGCGGCTGGCGCAGCACATATCGTAGCCTCAAGCGCGGCCAGCAATTGCTCGAAGAGGCGGGTTTCGCCGATCATGTGGCGCTGGCCGCCACTCATCTGCCCGAGATCGCGCCTGCCTTCGCCCAGATCGGCGACCTCGTCGTGCTCGATGACCAAGCCTTCGGCCTCAATGCGGGCGAGATGATCTATTGCCTGCAGCCTCGGGGCCTCGGGCTTGTCCCGCGCGGCACCATGCGCCGCGCTTTTGCCGTGAGAACCCCCTGATGCCTCCCGTTGGTGCAGCCATTGCCGCCGTCGGCGCCGCGATCAGCGGCACTGTCGCGGCCATCTCCGCATTTGCGGCCAGCTCCTTCATCGCCTCGATGATCGTGAACACAGCGATCTCGGTGGGCATCTCGCTGATCGCACGGGCGCTCACGCCCAAACCCACGATCAAGCAAAGCGGCATCCAGACCGCGGTCACCACGACCGGCGGGACCGAAGCGCAGGGCTTCATCCTGGGGCGCACCGCGACCGCAGGCCACCATGTCTGCCCGCCAATGAGCCATGACGATGGCGGCACGCCGAACGGGTTTCTGACTTACGTGATTGAACTCAGCGATCTGCCGGGCATCGGTTTGAGCCGGGTGATCCTTAACGATGGCTATTCCGAGATCGGCCCCACCGCGCATCCGGATTACGGCTTTCCTCTCTTGGGTCAGCGCATCGGCGGCACGGATCATGCCTGGATCAAATTCTACGACGGCCGTCAAACCGCCGCCGATCTGATGCTGGTGGCGAAATACGCAAATTACCCGGACCGGCCGTGGTCATCGAGTTTCATCGGGCATGGCACCGCCTATGCGATCCTGACCTTTCGCTACAACCGCGAGGTCTTCAACAACCTGCCCACCGTCCGCTGCGAGTTGGACGGTATCCCGCTTTACGACCCGCGCCACGACAGTTCTGTTGGCGGATCTGGCACGCAGCGCTGGTCCAACCCCGCCACCTGGGCGCGCTCCGCCAACCCGGCCGTGATGATCTACAACATCCTGCGCGGCATCCGCCTGCCCACCGGCGAGATCTGGGGCGGCGATGTGCCCGCAGATGATCTGCCGCTGGATAACTGGGTCACGGCCATGAACGCATGTGACGCGCCCATCGGCAGCCGTCCCAGCTTCGCAGCCGGTCTCGAGGTCAAGCTGGAGATGGAACCGGCCGAGGTCATCGACGAACTGGCCAAGACCTGCCTCGGGCAGATCAGCGAGATGGGCGGGGTGTTTCGGATGCGCGTGGGCGCGCCCGCGGCCCCGGTGCAGTTCATCACCGACGAGGACATCGTCATCTCTGCACCACAGGAGCTGGATCCATTCCCGGGGCTGGCCGCCAGCGCCAATGCAATTGCGTCAGAATATCCCGAGCCCGCCAGCCTCTGGACGTCCCGCGCGGCACCGCCACTGTTCAATGCAGCCTGGGAGGCGGAAGACGGCGGCCGACGTCTCTCGACCAGCCTGAACTTCCCGGCCTGTGCGGAGGTCTCCCAGGTCGCGCAGCTGATGGCGGCCTATATCAAGGACGCGCGCCGCTTCAGAACGCACCGACTGGTCCTGCCGCCCGAGGCCTTTCTGCTCGAGCCGCTCGATACCCTCGCCTGGACCAGCGCGCGCAACGGTTACACCAACAAGATCTTTGAGGTGGTCGAGATCACCGACCAGCCCGGCACCATCAGCCAGGAATTGGTGCTGCGCGAACGCGACCCCGGGGACTATGGCTGGACCGCATTACAAGACCTGCCGGCCGTGGTGCCCGTCACCGGTCTTGCCCCGCGCCCGCCGCAGATCATCGCAGGCTGGTCGGTGGCCGCCAGCACCTTGAAGGACGCGCTCGGCCTCGATCGCCGCCCTGCCATCACCTTATCCTGGGTGGGGAGCGCCGCCCTTGACGCGCTCTTTGTGCGCTACGAGATCCGGTTGAAGGCCACAGCCCTGGTGGTGGCCAGCGGGCTGGCCGACCGTGCCGCCGGATCCGTTCTGGTCTCCGAAGGCCTGCTGCCCAATACCGACTATGAGGTGCGCGGCCGCTATGTGCTCGACCGCCCCACCGATTGGTCCAGCTGGCTCGATGTCACCACGCCGGGGATCTATCTCAATGGCGAGGACCTGCGCGGCGGGTTGAAGGGGCTGATGGATGAGGCGGGTCTCGCTCCGGTCGAGATATTGGCGGCGCTCCCTGAGACCGGCAATATCCCCGGTCGCGTGGTCTTCCTGACCACCGATGCCAAGCTATACCGCTGGACCGGCACCGTATGGAGCCGCGAGATCGCAGCAAGCGACATCACCGGCGAGCTGGGCGCGACGGGTAGTGGCACCACGCTGGCCGGTGATGCCGTCCTTGCCGGCATCATTTCCGCAGGCGGGATCAGCGCCGATCTCATCAGCGTCAGTCAGCTTTCCGCCATCAGCGCGGAGCTGGGAACGTTTCAGAGTGCGGCCAGCGGGGAACGGGTCGTCATCGAGGGGGACCGCATCAGCGTGTTTGACGCCGCCAATCAGCTGCGCGTCCGGATCGGGAGGCTCTGATGCCCTTTGGAATCCAACTCCTGACGTCGCGCGGATTGCAAAACATCGCCGCCATCCAGGATATCGGCCTGCGCCTTGTAGCCGCCTACGATCTGAGCAACAACCCGAACAATGTCTCATCGATCTGGGCACTACCTTCCGACAATAACAACGGGCTGATCCCCAGCAGCTCAGGCAGTCTGGCGGGGCCAGCCGGTTTCGATATCGGGGACAATGGTCATATCTTCATCTTCCTCGATATCTTCAACGGCTCCTTCTTTCCCGCGGGCAGCTATGCCGGCGTCTGGGAAGACAGGGTGCGGTTTAGCTGGAACAACAGCACCAAGACCCTGTCCTGGACATCCATCCCGGTGCAATCCGGCACGCCCGGCCGGGCCTCGGCCTTCGGCAATGCGCCCCATATCGGCAACTACAAGGTCTGGTTCTTGTACGGAGACCCGTCATGAGCGTCGGCATGTCGATCGCAAACGCCGCCGGCAAGGTGGTACTGAACGCCGAGCATCGCTCTTTGCTCCTGGGCCCGGCCCAGACCATGACGCAACCGGTCAGTGCGGCCAACTACACCAGCATCTACACCTGGTCGGGCGGAGGTATGGATACGGCCGACCCCACCGCCTATCGCTTCAAGATCCCGGCCATGCCGACGGCGGCTCCGTCCGTCTATCTCTACCCGATCTCGCGCTGCCCGATCACCCAGTACAATGTGGGCTATACCGGTGGGGCCCTCGTGGGTCGCGAGATCCCCGTCGGCAATCCGCTGGATAGTTCCACCCTGAACCTCTTCTTCGTGCCCGTCGGGCATTGGTTCGGCCTGATGCGCCTGCGCAATCTGCGCGCCTATGGCAATGCCACCACCTGCCATTCCACATCCTCGATTGCCACCAGCTGGAAGAACCCGCAGTTGCGCCCGATCCGTACGCCGACAGCCGTGACCTCCGCCTATGGCATGGCGCTCTACAACGCAGCAGGCCAGCTGACCTATAGCACCGATGAGACGCTGGGCCTCTTCGACACGATCCGGACCTTCACACCACCGATCCCGGGCGGGGGTTTTTCCGGCAATGGCGCCAGCAAGGACGCGACCTACGCCTTCTTCTGCAACACCGGCTGGATCGCCATCAACGTGCCGCTCTATACCGCGCCCTATCCGGGCGGCGGGTACTTCTGCGCCCTGTCATGGCTCGTCTATAGAAACTCAACCGCGCTCTACACGCTTTACGTCAAGGGCTCGGATTTTGAACTGGGATCGAGCTTCCCCATGCCGCAGGCCACGCTCATCGCCGGCAATGTCAGCTGATCCGACATAAGCCCGCCGCCGCACCCGCGCGGCACCATCACCCACCACGTTTTCAACCAATCAACATCCCACCGACCCGCCTCTGGCGGGTCTTTCTCGTTTCAAGGAGATCACTCTCATGTCTTTCCAATTCTCCCCCGCCGCCCGCAACGCGGCGCTCGATGCCATCGAGACCGCCATCGGCACATCGCCCAAGCTGCAGCTGCGCTCGGGCACCTTGCCCGCCAATACCGCCGCCACAGATGCCGGCAATCTGCTGGTCGAGATCGCACTGCCCTCGGACTGGCTCGAGACTGCTGCCACCGGCGTCAAGACCATCAAGGGGGTCTGGACCGGGACCGGCACGGCGGCCGCAGGCGGTGGCACCAATGCTGGTCACTTCCGGATCAAGAACAATGCCGGCACTGTCACCCATGTCCAGGGTACGATCACCATCACCGGCGGGGGCGGCGATATGGAGCTCGACAACCCCAATATTGCCCAGAACCAGTCGGTGACCGTCACCACCTTCACCCTGACCGCCGGAGGCGCATAAGCCATGGTCAAGCTCGTCAACCGCGCCCGGATGACGACCCCCAGCACTGGCACCGGCGTGATCACCCTGGGCGTTGCGCTCAACGGCTTCCAGAGCTTTGGGGCTGCGGGTGTGGGGAACGGTGACGCGGTCCGCTACCTCCTCGAGGAGGGAGAGGCCTGGGAGTTAGGCATAGGTACCTATAGTGCCAGCGGCCCCACGCTGACCCGTAGCGTCACAGAAAGTAGCGCTGGCGGCAACCTCATCACCCTCACCGGCACCGCGGTCGTCTCCCTGGTGCTCACCGCGGCCGATCTCGACAGCAAAGCCGCGACCACCGATCCGCGTCTGACGGACGCCCGGGAATGGACGGCCTCCACGGTGGCCCAGGCAGAAGCCGAAGCCGGAACAGCCACAACCCGCCGCGCCTTCACCGCGCAGCGGATCCGCCAGGCCATCCTCGCCTGGTGGTCAGGCTCGACCGACAAGACCAAGCTCGACGGCATCGCCGCGGGTGCGCAGGTCAATGTGCCGACCAACCTCGGGATCACCGGCACGGGCAACAGCCGGACCATCACCTCTTCCACCGGCGCAAATGTCACAATCTCCATCGCCACGAGCAGCACCGCAGGGCTGATGGCAACCGATGACAAAGCCAAGCTCGACGGCATCGCCGCAGGTGCCGAGGTCAATACCGTCACTTCGGTGGCGGGCAAGACCGGCGCGGTCACGCTGTCGGCCGCAGATGTGGGGGCCGCCGATGAGAGCCATGACCATGGCAGCCTCACCTCCGATGGCAGGATCGGCAGCAGCGCCAATCTGGTCATTGTGACAGGTACCTCCGGAGCGCTCACCGCAAAGGCGGCTGGCACGACCAGCCAATATCTGCGGGGCGATGGGAATTGGGCCACTCCGCCGAACACAACCTATGCCGAGATCTCTACTGCAGAGATTGATGCCGGCACCGCCAGCACCCTGCGCAGCATCTCCGGGCGGCGCATGGGCTATGCACTGGGCAAGAAGGCCGATCTGACGCATGGCCATGCTGCCGCCAGTACGGTGGCAGACGGGTTTATGTCCGCCACCGACAAAACCAAGCTCGATGGGATCGCTGCCGGGGCACAGGTGAATGTCGCGACCGATCTCAGCGTAACGGCTGGCACGACAGCAGGCCCTGCGATCAATTCGTCAACCGGCACCAACGCAACACTTCCCGCCGCCAGCGCAACGGCGTCCGGTGTCGTGACCACCGGCGCGCAGACCTTTGCAGGGACGAAGACGTTTACCTTGACCATTTCCGGATCGGTTTCTGGCAATGCCGCGACGGCCACCAAGCTGGCCACGGCCAGAACCATCGCGCTGGCCGGCGACGTAACCGGCTCGGTGTCCTTCGATGGCGCAGCAAACGTCACGCTCAACACCACGGTGGCGGCCCCAGGCGGCGCCACAGGCGGCGGCGCGGACGAGATATTCTACCAAAACGGACAGGTGGTGACGACGAGCTACACCATCCCTGTGGACAAGAACGCGATGACGGCGGGTCCGATTGAGATCAACTCCGGCGTGACGGTCACCGTCGCATCAGGTGCAAGATGGGTGATCCTGTAATGGCGACGATAATCGACGGATCGGGGATCACAACCCCTGAGATCAGTGCTGGCAACATCGTGGGTGAGATTTGCTTCTTCGGCATGACAACCCCGCCGGTGGGGTTTTTGAAGTGCAACGGCGCGGCGCTCTCCCGGACCACCTATGCCGCCCTGTTCACGGCAATCGGCACGACGTGGGGCGGCGGCGACGGCGCAACGACGTTCAACATCCCCGACCTGCGCGGTGAGTTTTTGCGGTGCTGGGACGACGGCCGCGGGGTCGATAGCGGCCGCGCCTTCGGCGGGTTTCAAGGCGAGAACTGGAAAGGCTTTTACATGACGAACACCCAGCAGGGCTTGTCGTCAGGGTACAGCCACAACGATGTGGACATGGGCAAGTCGACCACAAGCTATGTCGGCAAGCTGTTCACGGGCGCTTGGAGCAACCCCTCTGCGGCCATCGGGACGAGGTGGAACGCCTGGGACGAGGTGCGACCTCGAAACGGGGCGGCCCTCGCCTGCATCAAATATTGAGGACCAGATATGCAAGTGCACCAGACAGATCACCTTGGCTTTTATGTCGCCACGGTTGACGCCGACCCCGATCCGCTGACGCCCGGCGCATGGCTAATCCCCGGCGGTTGCGTGACAGAAGCCCCACCAGTCGTGGCAGCAGGACAGCGAGCGCGATGGAACGGCGGATGGTTGGTGGTGGATCCCGAACCTGAGCCACAGCCGCCGGAGCCGACATTCGAGGAGCGTCTCGCTCTGGCTGAGGCGATGCGTAGCGCGGCCTACCGCAGCGAGGCCGATCCCTTGTTTTTCAAATGGCAGCGCGCAGAGGCGACCGAGCAGGCCTGGCTCACCAAAATCGCCGAGATCAAAGCCCGTTATCCAGATCCTGAGGTGGCACAATGAGCAAGATCGCCGTCAGCTCCAACGCAAGCGGTACCGGAACATTCACGGTTGCTGCGCCAAACACCAACACCAGCAGAACACTGACGCTGCCCGACGCGGATGGCACGGTCTCATACCTAGACGCAGGTGGTAACCTCAAATGGGGGTCGCAGGGTAACGGACTGCTCTTTTCCGATGCAAACTGGGGCTGCATCTTCAAGGCCGATAGAGCATCTCCGACGTCGGCGGAATTCATGTGGCAGAATGCCGATGGCACCGAGAGGATGCGCATCGACGGCAACGGGAACGCAGGGATCGGCGCAGGATCCGGCCAGGCACGCTTGCGTCTCGTGAGGAACAATTCCACCACCTTCACCAACGCGCATATCGAGATGATGGCAGAAGCCGGTGACGTGATTATCGGCTTTCACTGCTCAGGCGCCAGCGCCACAGTCCTCGATCACGTCCGGGGTGTCGCGGGTTTACGCGTGCTGGAGCAGAACCGAAGCGGGTTTCATCCGATCTCCGCATCGGCGTTCAATACAAACTCCGACTACCGGCTGAAGGAGAATATCGCGCCTCTGACGGACGCGGCACATCGCATCGCGCAAATCCCGGTGCATCGCTTCTCCTTTGTGAAGGGGAGCATGTCCTACGAGGGCGGGCACATGGTCGACGGCTTTCTCGCCCACGAGGTTCAGGCGATCGTACCTGAAGCCATTACGGGTGAGAAGGATGCCGTCGATGAGAATGGCGACCCTGTGTTTCAGTCGATTGACCAATCCAAACTGGTACCGCTCCTGACGGCCGCGCTGCAAGAGGCTCTCGCCAGGTTCAACCAGCTTGAGACCCGCGTTGCAGCACTTGAGGGGGCCGCGACATGAGCACGCTCCGCGTCAACCAGATCACCGACGAACCCGGCACGGGCAGGCCGGATTTCCTCAACGGCTTGTCCGTTGGCACCGGCTACTGGTCAGCCTCCACAGGCCAGATATTCACGCCGGGAGACATCACCGCCTTCTCGGACGCCCGGTTCAAGACCGACGTCCAGCCCATCGGCGACGCGCTGGACAAGCTCTTGTTGATCCACGGCGTCACATTCCGGCGCACCGATGGCGAGACGCAAACGCGCCACGTGGGCGTACTGGCGCAGGAGGTGGAGGCGGTTCTGCCCGAGGCAGTCCACACGGACGCACAGGGCTATAAGGCTGTCGCCTATGGCAACATGGTGGCCCTGCTCATCGAGGCCATCAAGGAACTGACGGCGCGACTGGAAAAGCTGGAGGGATAACATGACGCTTCCAAGCACGGGCTCAATTTCGATGTCGCAGGTCAACGTTGAGCTTGATCGATCGGCTACAGCTCAGATTAGCCTCAGTGAAAGTGCCGTCCGGGAACTCTTCGGAAAGGCGAGCGGCGCGATCGGCATGTCCGACGGTCGCGGCAAGTCGAGCGTGTTCAAATTCAACATCAGCGGCAGTCTCGTTGATGTGGATATCCGTAACGCAGCCCTAGCAGCGGGTTGGAACGGCACCGCCCAGGTGGAGGCCACCATTGTCAGCGGGGCGGTGATGAACGCCAGCTTCAACGATGCAGTGCGCATCCACAGCAGTTTTCCCAATGGGGTCACGCTGATCAACAATGGCATCATCGCAGGTCGCGGCGGCAATGGCGGCGCGGGGGGCACGGCACGTGGGGATCAGCAGATCGCTTATGGCGGTGCGAGCGGCGGAGCTGGCGGCACAGGACTTGCGACGACGGTTCCCGTCACGATCTTCAATAACGGCACGATCGCTGGTGGTGGCGGCGGCGGTGGTGGCGGTGGCTCGACAATCGCCAATCAGTATACCTCTAACTGCAACAAAGAAGGCTGCTTCACTGTCTTACGCAGGCAAGCCGCAGCAGGTGGTGGTGGCGGCGGCGCGGGACGCTCCAACAATTTCGGCTCATCAGGTGGTGCCGCGGGCGGTCGCGTCCGGGGGTCCACGTCTTCGATCGGCAACATTGACATTCTTCGAGAAGCGGCCGGCGGTGGCGGCGCGAACCTGAACACGAATGGCGGCGGCGGATTGCGCGGTGAAGAGCGGGACCCTGGAGACGTTCATGCCCAAGGCGGAGATGGCGGTGCTGGTGGCTTCTGGGGCGCAGCTGGCGCGAATGGCAGCGGCTCGGCGTTCGCAAACACAGGTCCGGTAACGTCTGGCGGCGGGCCGGGCGGTGCGGGCGGCTTGGCTGTCTGGGGCAATGACAAGATCACATGGGGTGCGACCGGCACCCGCTACGGAGGTATCGCCGCATGAGCACGATCAGTTACACATACAAAATCCTCGCGGTTTACGACCGGACCATGGAGGTCGAGTATTCAAACCCCGACCACGGCACGATGCTCGTCGGTGTCCGCAGGCCGAAGCGCGGCGAGACCACCGAACAGGTTATCGCTGAGTATTCGCCCGCCCTATGGTGGGCCGAACAGGCCGCAGTGTTTGAGGACGTTCCCGTCGGCGTCACCGGGGAGGGTCAGACCGTACTGCCGGAGGCAATCCCCAAACCGGACCTCACCCCCGAGGACGCCTTGGCAATCTGGCGGGAGAACGTCGTGATCAGTCAGTTGCAGGCCCACTACATGCTCAAGGTCTGGGGGCTTTACGACCAGGTCCAGAAGCTTGTGCAATCGGTGGGCGATCCGCTTGAGTTAGCGTTCGAGCGCGCGACAGACTGGCGGCGCAACAGCCCAACCATCAACGCCATGTTCGAGAACATCACACTCACCAATGGCAGCACGCCGACACCGGAGGTCGTCGATCAGTTCTTCGCCGAAGCAGAGGGCTTTGAGCTATGAGTATCTTGGAATTTGAAGCTTGCAGACTGAGCGATTTGGCAAATGAGTTCGCCCTGATCGCGGATATCGGCTTCGAGGTCGCTGGCCGCGACATGGACGAGACAGAACGCAAACTGCGGTTTCAGGCGGTTGCAGGGATGCAGGCCGTGGTCGGCAGGCATGAGGGCGAGATCAAAGCCTTCATGTCGGTGGGCGACGCGAGAAAGTCGATTAACTGGGCAAAAGAAATTCCCCTGATGATGCATCTGCAAAAACGCGGGGCATGGCCTCTCTATGCCGTGGACAATGTGTTTATTCGCAGGGCGTTCTGGAAGACCGGAAGCCAGCTTGCATTGTCCAGGGCCGTCGCCACCCACATTCTTGCAAATGGCGGCGCGTGGATGCTCCTTTACGGTTACCCGAGCGACGCAATGAACGACTATTCGATGCAACTGCCAGGGTCCGAGGTTCTCGAAGGCTTTGTGGACTTCAACGGACGTCAGGTGGGCATCCGCAATCTGACGGTCTATCTCGACGGGACCTCGCCCGTAGCACCTCAGTGAACCGGGCGCGCTGCGCGCTTATCGCCTTGGCGCAGGCGCAGGCGCAATTTCTCAACCCTGCCATTTGAAGCACTACAGCGTTATCGCTCAAACCTGAATCACCTAACGCTGAATGAAATCAAAGATTTCAACGCGTTAGGTGATAGATTTGTAACAGGAGCAAAACTGCGGGCAACATGGCCCGCTATGCGTTTGTGGCGCTGTGTCTATTGTTTGCTCAAA